TAGTTTAATTTTTTCAATTTTAGGTGCATCAGTAGCTTTAACTGGAAATGCATCACAATTATTATATAAAGCAAACTACAATTTTCTTTCTGCTGAAGCTAAAGAACAGGTAGAGTGTTTAGCAGAAAATATTTACTTTGAAGCTGGGTATGAACCCAACGTAGGTAGAGTAGCCGTAGCATTTGTTACCATCAATCGTGTAAAAAGTGGTAAATTCGAAAGTGACATTTGCGGTGTAGTCAGACAAAAAATGAGTAATGTCTGCCAATTTTCTTGGTGGTGCCAAGATAAACAAAAGGCAATGTCTGTACATAAGGTCTTGACAAATGGCAGCAACATGTTATATAATGATGTTAGAGATGTAGCTTTGTATGTTTATACAAATTACGAAAAACTGGAAGATCCAACTAAGGGTTCTCTGTTTTATCATGCCGATTATGTTAATCCTAGATGGCCTAACATGGAACATAAAGCAACAATTGGTCGGCACATTTTTTACAACCAGAAAGAAAGAATATGATTAAAGAACTTCAACAAGCAAGCAATATTATTGTTATTTGTGTATCGAGTGTTATTTTTACTCTTATCATGGCCTCAACAGCATATTTTATTCATGACAAAAGTTTAATGTCTAAAAATATGGATAACGCAATTGCAAAAGGTATGGATCCACTATCAGTACGATGCTCTTATGTTAAGAGTGATGATATTATCTGTATCGCCTATGCATCAGCATCACAATCACATTATGCATCTACACCATCATCTAAAAAATAAACTAGGAGTATTATATTATGGCAGTAAAACAATTGACAATCAACCAACTCAATGATCCTGATCGTGAGAAGTTATTTAAAGTTATCAAAGAATGTTCAGGTTCATTGACTAGAATTGATGGTGAACAAGACTATATTCGTGAAGCGATTGCTGATACCGCAAAGAATATGCAGTTACCAAAAAGACTAATTTCAAGACTAGTTAAGGTTTATCATAAACAAAATTATGATGAAGAAGTTGCAATCCATGAACAATTTGAAACTCTATATGAAACGGTGGTAAAATAATGAAGTTAACATTTACTTGTCAACATGATGACAATAGTAGAAATACTTTAGAAACACATTCTATTACATTACCTGAAATTTTATTAGATTTTGAAATGTTCCTTCGTGGATCAGGTTTTCGTTTCGATGGTGATGTAGCTATTGTAGATAGTGATACGCCACCATGGGATCCCCTTCAAGAAATTCTATTGCAAGAAGAAAATGATCCTTGGACTAAAGTTGTTGAACGACATGAAGAAGAATTGGAACAAACATATTTAAATAATGTTTTTGGTTCTTTCGATCCACTCTGTCCTGTTTGTAAGTTATCTAAAAAAACAATGGAAGGTCACAAATGTTGGGATGTTAATTGTCCCATTACTGAATGTGGAAAATAATGGCAACAAAAGAAGAAATGCGGAAGTTTGCTATGAAAATAGAAGGTCTAGTTGCTAATACCGACTATACTTATCTTGAAGCTATAGTTCAGCATTGTAAAGATACAGGATTAGAAATTGAAGTGGCAGCTACACTTGTAAATCCTACTCTGAAAGCAAAAATGCAAGAACAGGCAGAAAAAGCAAATCTACTCAAAGTGAAAACTTCACGATTACCTGTATGAATGGTTATGAAACTTTTGAAATATTCCAATCATTAAAACTACATTTTACCACCGAAAAATACGACTATTTTAAGTATGGTGGTAAAACCAATGTTAGTGTTAATACCTTTGAGAATAGAAAAGACAAGTACCACTTCTACAAACTCTCACGCAAATTTAACACCAAAGAAGAATTAGAATCTTTTATTGTTGCCAATTTTGTGGAAGATGATGTAAAGTGGGTTGGTGATCTATTATTGGAAGATGCTAAGAATGTCCATCTAAACCGGCAACGGGTATTGCAATCTCTATCGTACAACTTTGAAAATGATTGTAAAGTTATTCTTGAAGATTGTAAAGTTAAAACCGAAGATTGTAAAGTTATTTTCAATCGAATGTTAAAGGTGAACGATGGTAATTATCCACCATTACTTACCTTAGCTCTAAGGAAAGAAATCCAAATAGAAACGGTAATTATACTGAATAAGATTTTAGGTTTTGTACCCAACTGGTCTAAACAGATTACCGATAGTATTAGATGGCCAGATTACCAAAGAAAAATTAACAAGTATGCCTCTTTTTTACCACAAGATGTAGTAAAATATACATTGATACTGAAAAAGATGATGAATAATGATTGAGAAAATATACTTAGACATGGACGGAGTTATTGCCGATTTCAATAAGAAATATCGGGAACTCTACAAGATATATCCACATGAAGCGGATACTTACAAGGTATTTGATAAATTCTTTAACCAATTTATTGAATCGAGAGAATTCGCAAAATTAGATTTGATGCCTGATACTATGGAGTTAATTGAGTATCTGAGATCATTACCTATTCCTACTGAGATATTATCTTCAACATCCTCTGAAAAGAGAGATGCTCCTATTAGAGAACAAAAACTAGAATGGTTGAAGAATCATGGTATTGATTTCCCAACAATTTTAGTTCCAGGTAAAAGACATAAGAAGAATTATTCTAATGCAAATTCACTATTGATTGATGATACAGAACAAAATATTAATCAATGGCGAGAAGTAGGTGGTGTAGCTATTCACCACAAAGATGTAATTAGTACCTTAAAAATACTAAAAGATTTAATAAATAACTAATATATTATGTTTATGTGGATAAGTCGTTTATATACTGTTAATACTCCGTTTATACGAAAGGAAATACTATGAGTAGTTTTGCTAACCTCAAGCGTGGCCGTACTGATTTGGAAAAACTCACCAAAGCAATCGAAGCCACAAATCAATCCGCTGATGCGGGATCCAAAGATGACACCAGACTATGGCAACCAACTGTTGATAAAGCAGGCAATGGTATGGCTGTTATTCGTTTTCTTCCAGCACCTCAAGCCGATGGTGATGATGCACTCCCATGGATTCGCATTTTCTCCCACGGATTTCAGGGACCTGGTGGATGGTTGATTGATAATTGTCTTACAACGCTGAACGATAAATGTCCAGTTTGTGAAGCCAATTCTATGTTATGGAATTCTGGAATTGAAGCAAATAAAAACATTGCTCGTGATCGCAAGCGTAAGCTTAGTTATCTTGCCAATGTACTTATTGTTTCTGATCCATCTAACAAAGATAATGAAGGCCAAATTAAGTTGTTTAAATTTGGTAAGAAAATCTTTGATAAGATTTCAGAAGCAATGAATCCTGAGTTTCCCGATGAAAAGCCTATTAACCCATTCGATTTTTGGGAAGGCGCTAACTTCAAATTGAAGATTCGTAATGTTGAAGGTTATCGTAATTATGATAAATCGGAGTTTGAAAGTCCTTCTGCTCTGTATGAAGGTGATGATGAGAAACTTGAAGCATTGTGGAAATCAGAATTCGGTTTAAAAGAGTTTACTGATAAGAAGCACTTTAAATCTTATGACCAGTTAAAAGGTCGTTTAGATAAAGTTCTAGGCACGGCAGTTCCTGGACTTGTTGCAATTAAAGCTGCTGAAGCAAATTTATCTGAAGAAGAAGTGGAGTTTAATAGCTCTGGTGGCGCTGATGATGAAGATTTGGATTATTTCAAGTCACTTGCAAATCAGAATTAAAAAACCCATGCATGTATTGAACCCGGCCTTGTGCCGGGTTTTTTCATATTACTCTGGTAATCATATTCTCAAACATCAAATTGTCCCAAGCACTAACTTGTGTGCCGGATGAACCACTTGCCATCTGAGTTCTACTATTATCTACATTGACGATTGGAGTTGTTGTAGATGGTGTGGAAGTTGATGCCGGAGGTGATGCAATAGCAACAGAAGCTTCATTAATCGTTGCACCACTAGGCGCTGACCCACCAGAATACAATGATGCCATATTTGTAGCACTCTTACCCACACTTGCGCCACTCAAATACTTATCATTTGTATCTTTGCCTTGTAAAAATAAAGCTTTAGCTCCACCAACACCACCATGGTGAGCTGCATATAGTCTAGATGCCATAGCTGCACCATCACCCTCCACACCTTTCATTACACCAGCTTTATCTAAACCCACCAGATTCATTTGAGTAAATCTTCTCATCAAATCTTCTTGTACTTGTAAATTATTTAAGAAGTCATCTTTACTTCTCATGCCGTCTTTACCAGTCCAATTGCTTGGCTCATAAACAGCTTTATCATTTCCTTTGCTGGTTCCAGGTTTTAAATATCCAAAAGTTTCT